TTCAGGTGTACTACCAACAGTTAGATGCTATTAGAAATAAATCGCAGCAACAAATAGGTGCAGAGGCTGCTAGATCGGCTTATAAGAGATTACAACAAGCTAATTCTCTTGTAGATCAGGTAGGTGCTCCTCCTAATACAGGATCTTCAGGAGGTAGAAAAAAGAAAGGGTCCACCGGAGGAAACGTATATGGTAATGCTATTCCTTCTAACCCTGCTGCAAACTTTAAATTTGCTCAGGAAATTGGTCCTAAGTATGGTTGGACCGCTCAAGAACTGCAAGCCTGGTATACGTTAGGTATGAAGGAATCAGGATGGAGGAACACAGCACAGAATCCAACTAGTACAGCATATGGTATTGGTCAGTTCCTTAACTCTACGTGGGCTGGCGTAGGAATAGCTAAGACTAGTGATCCAAGACTACAAGTAGAGGCTATGGCTAGATATATCAAAAACCGCTATGGATCACCTTCCCGTGCTCTTGCATTCCACTTAAGTCATAACTGGTACTAAGTCGGGAGAGTGGAAATGCTTAATGCTACGGCTCAAACTTGACATGAAAAGAATTATACAGATAGATAGCTGGAATGAATTTCAGACCTATCTATTAATAGCTGCTTTCTTGGCTGGATTCTTTGGCTTATTCTTTCCAGAAGAGACTTCCCGAGCGGCTTCTGTCGGTGTACCATGGTGGGTACTCCTGATTTGGTACATAGGTTTAGTTATTGGTGCGACACTATCCTTAATAGGATCACATCTAAGATTTAATAGTAAGATGCATATTGAAATTATAGGCTTGAGTATTCTATCTTTTGTAACATCCGGATACTCTGCAATTATATCTGTAGTTAGTAATAGGCCTTTTTCATATTCTGTACTCATTATAGTGTTTTTCTGTCTTGCGTGTATAATTCGTATGTTTAGATTATACGGAAAGATAAAAGATCTCAGAAAAACAGGTGAGGTGACTCTGTAATGGGTGCCGGGCCTCCGTGGTGGTTAGTAATCGGTATTTCGTTATTGGGTCTTATCCCAGGTCTCTATGCTTCTGTAGATACATATAAAGCTAGGCAGAAGAGAAAGAGAGAAGACGAAAACATAGTCTTTAAGAACTCACTAGAACTATTAGAGGAATACAGAAAGGAGAAAACAGAACTAACACAGAATTTAAAAGAAGCTAAGGATATGATTGATGATCTTAATAAGAGATTATATCAGGCACATTTGACTATTGATAAATTGAATAGAGATCTATCAAACGCTAATACTGAGCTTGTTACACTACGAGGTCATGTTAGTGATATCACAAAACAAGTAGATGGAGATTCTCATGGCAATTGAAGTTAAAGTAGCTGCTTCTACAGGTGCTTCATTTGCAGCTAGTCTTGTATTGGCATTGGCTAATGCTGTGGTGGCAGATAGTCAGATTATTGAGGGATTGCATCCTGTTCTCCAATTTATTATTCTTGCTGTGTTGCCGCCAGTTATCACCTTCTTGAGTGGCTATGCTACTCCTTCTAGAACCTCTAAGGTTAGTAGCAACTACGGGAAGATTGACTAATGTGGTTACCTGGTTATGATAGACTTGATTTAGGTCCTGATGGTGGTATTTATGATGAGATGAGTCACCCTAAGGGATGTATTCATACCACAGAAGGAAGTACCTTAGGAGGTGCTGAATCGGCCTACAGGCTGTATCCGCCACATATTGGATATGACCCTAATAGAAGAATTAAGCATCAGTACATTCGATTAGATAGGTGCTCTTACGCGTTTAAGGGTTCTGAAAGTGATGATGAATATGTTATCCAAGTTGAGATTGTAGGATTTGCTGCTCACACCCATGAATGGGGGGCTCAGGCCTACAGGAACATAGCAGAAGATGTTATTAAGCCTCTAGAACAAGCTATAGGTATCCCTAGGACGTCGCTGGTTTTTCATGGTGCAGATGAGGGAATCTATCCATACATCAGTACCGCTAGTTCGCCTATTAGAATTTCTTCTGCTGCATTAAGAAACTATAGTGGGTGGCTAGGACACCAGCATATACCCTCCCCAGATACTCACTGGGACCCAGGCCGGTTCTTAATCCACAAGTGTTTTGATCATCTTAAGAGTCTTGAACCACAGATTCCTGTGACAAAGAAGGAGCTAGATATGTCAGTTAGACTCCAGCGCGGAGATAGTAGTGCATTAGACCCTAACGGTGTTCCTTGGGGTTTTCATACATTTATGGTGAAATATGATCCTGAACTTCCTCAGGGAGCTGTTAGAATCTATATGTCTGATAATGCGGTGTATAGATCTCTTCTCAAGGCTCAGGGTGGTACTGCCGACGTTTTACCTCAGGCTGATTTAGATGCTATTCCTATGTATGAGCCTCCGGAAGAGCCTCCTGTAGGCTAGAGCTTTAATTTGACAAAGGCTTTCTGATGTGTTAACCTGTCTATATGCGGAGTATATTTTCTTGGGCTAAAGAAGCCAAATGTAGACAGGAAGAAATCCTTCAAGAAAATATCGCAAAAAAGTACTGCACAGACTGTCCAGTTAGAGGTCTGTGCAGTACTTATGCGATTGTACACGAAGAGCTGGGAGTTTGGGGTGGACTGGGGGACGTAGACCGCAAGAGAATTTATAAATGGTTTCCCGAGTTTGTAGAGTTACTTATTGAGTTGTATCAGAATGAGGGTCTTTTAGAGAATCGTCATTCTGACTCTTTAGAAGACTTAATGCATGTGGTGGCACTACAGCAGGAGCATGATGACCCCACCGTTCAGATTGATCCTTATAAGGATCCCACTTTATTCCAATCTGCTTAAGTGCCTCAGCTGCACAATGGATAGAACAGTAAGCAATACTGTCTACATTCCATTTGTATGCAAACGTGCCTCCGCAACCTTTGCATACTTTCTCTTTGAATCCGTAACCTTTAGTAGCGAACCAGAACAAAACGCTTTGAGCTTCTCTAATTTTGTCTAATACAGTCTCAGCCGGTGCTTCTAGATTAATCTCAGATACTGACTCTTCAGGTACTCCCGAATCCTGAAGCCATTTCATAGCATTCTCAAGAGCCCTTTGTCTCTTGGTTTCCTCGCTCAGTGGACCTCTCGCCATTATCTATAATCCTTCTATGTTGGCAGACACAATGAGTCTTACCTAAACAATTAGCGTGTAGTTCCTGTTGTCTTAGATCTGCTGCCTGTCTACAGGCTTCACAAATCATGGTAGTTGCTCATAGTATTTATTGTGAAACTCTACAATATATTCAGCAACTTCCTTTGTTCTGCATTCAATGTAGTGATATTCTCCATTTTTATACCTAAGTTCGCTTAGCGGCTTGTCTACGTTAGCAACAGCATAGCCGCTAATGATATCGTCTTCTACAACATACCACTTCTGTTTTAGAAAATCATTCTCCGGTGCTTCCATGACCAGATTCTCCTCTGTCTGATTCGGATAGTTCAGTGACCCACTCTAGTTCTGCTTTAAAGTAGGGGAGTATAGCTAACTGAGCTACTCTATCCCCAACCTTGAAAGTAAATCCTTTAGGTCCGTGGTTTATTAGATTCACTAAAATTTCCCCACGGTAGCCATTATCAATTACTCCACCAAGAATACTGATCTTCTTAGTTTGAGCAAGTCCTGATCTAGGAAGAATTAATCCGAACATTCCTACAGGGAATTCGATCACTATTCCTGTAGGTATAAGACTCTGTGTAGTTCCGTATGCAGGTACCCAGGTAGTTCTACAACAGACTAGATCAATACATGCATCTGTTTCATGTGCGTACTTAACTAAAGTAGTAAGATCTAGATTCCAATCCGATACATCTCGCACTACTTTAATTTTCATATACCCACCTAAGTTTTCTTGGTTCATTCTCTGGGTGGTCATCAGTATAATCTAATAATTGATCAAGATGTTCAGTACACACAAAGAACTTTCTTATTTCTTTATGAAATTTGTAGGTTAAAGAAAGAGAAGATGATTCTAGTTCTACCTCTGCGCAAGCAATTCTAAATGTGAGATCAGTTCGAATGATACTTTTATGTACTTTCCCAGTAAAACATAATTTAATTCCCATCAACTACCTCTTTAGACTCCTGTGGTTCTTCTTGAGGAAATCCCCATGGTTTCGGAGCAGGACTACTACCTTCGTAAGTCATTTCAAGACGGCCTAAAATAATTTCTTCTTCAGGCCAATTAAACATATTGAAACCGTGAATAGGGAATTGGTCCTGGAATATACAGGTATTTGGCTTATAGGCCTGTAAATCTGAGCAGATGGCTGGGTTTTCACAAATAATTCTATAACCCCATCTAAGTGCTCCACCTACTACTGCCTCTAAATAATGCTTCATCGGTTCTGCTGCTCAATCTCATAGTCGGTCAATTGACCACAAATACGGGTTACCTTATAGCAATAGTTATCATCATGATTATGGTCTTTATTACAAATCTCTTCTATGCTATCACATTGATCTGTATGTACGTGTCCCACTTATTATTTATCCAATTCTGTGCAGGGAACCCAGTCAGTTACTACAATTTCTCTCTGGAAAAGTTTTACGTTTTTAATGGGTTGTCTTTTAGTCTCTTCCCATTCTTGTAGTGTTTTGTATTGGTCTTTAATCTGTTCAATATCTTCAGTTTCTTTAACTATTGGATGATTTCTCCAAGGAATATTACTCCAGAGTTCAGTAAAGTCTTTAATGTGTTCGAATCCCGCCGCCCACATTGGACTAGGCATATCCCACTGGAGTCTATACTGAGTTGTCATTTGTCTAGTACCTTAGGTTTAATAAGTCCTTTATTAAATAAGTAGTAGTAACCGTGAAGATAGGCCGACCAATAATCAGGAATATGCTGCTTCTCACCTTTTCTATTTCGAGGTATTTTGTATTGAGCCCACATAGCGGCTATAGTAAGAATATCCGATCTTTGTTCTACTATCTCTATCTTGTGTCTACGAGCGTATCCTTTAATATCTCCAATTCTCTGTGCAGTTGTAAGTTTATTCCCTGTGTGGTTGATATGTCCAAAAGGGACATATTTTTCTAGAATAAATACTTCTACAGTCTCAGGGATACTCTCTATCTGCTTATCAAACTCTTCTTCATTAAGACTTTTCATATCGATTAGTTCAGCATCCGGATCCCACAGAGCAATACCTGTAGTTCTAGCGGTAGCTGAACCACCAGGATCCCATGAGATATATTTAACTGCACTCATTAGACAATCCATGACTTTCCGCAGTAGGTGCACCACATATATTTCTTCATCCCTATATCAATGAGATGACTCTTGATAAAAGAGAATGCACCAATTATCGGAGTAGGAGGGACATGGTGTAAACAGTTACGTCGTTTCTTCCACTTCTTTAGGAGTCCCATAGATTTTTGGCCAATCAACATCAGTTGGATAGTTATAATGATTCTTATCGTCATGGCTTACAAACAAACTACATTTTAAACGTCCATAGTTAGGGTGGTTAAAGGTACTAGGACAGAGAAAGGGGGTAGCATCTGCCTCAAGATCTGTGTATACCTTCTTCTGAAACTCTGCTTGTTCTTCTGTCATAGGACGATGAGGTCTAATTCCGTACATCTTTCTTCAACCCCAATTCAATTAGTCTCCGTATAGCCTCAGATCTACTGTTACAGTTTGTGTCTTTCCTATACTTTTCAATTAACTTCATCATATCTTTAGTAACCATTAGCTTACTGATCTTAATTAGTTCACTCATTACTCCAAGCTCTCTCTTCAAGAATACCCATAGCCTCACCGACGATATCAACATCCAGCTGTTCATGTCTCTTGAGAGCAATATAAGCAGCACGAAGAGTCTCTTCTAATTTCTTATTTCTCTCTTGCAACTCTTTAATAATTCTAGCATCTCTTCGAGCTGCCCATTCTAACATTATTTACCCCATTCATTAACATCTACCTTAAACTTAACACCAAAATCAGGTTGTACATCTTCCATAGTTCGTTTAATCTCTGGAAGATATTCTTTCTCTTTACCTTCCTCAATCTCAAAAACTAGGGAATCATGTACTTGGAGATTTGGTATGCACTCATCGGTGACGAGACCGGCACGTTTAACGGCAAGAGTCTGTCGTTTAACAATCTCGAAAGCCCCACCTTGAATGGCAGCATTATCTGCCTTGTGGTGCTCGCTTGAAAACTGAAAGTGTCTTCGACGACCGGTCCATAGTCTGATGAATCCATTTTCTTTTGCTCTCATCTCAGCAAGTTTAGTAAATTTGAGGAATCCTGGATATTTGTTGTAGTAATTATCCTTGATGGCTTTACCTGCTGGAATACTTACTCCAAAGGTGTTAGCAATCTTCTCATAGCCTGCACCGTATGAAATGGCATAGTTCAATGTCTTGGTAGGACCGCGACCCATACCTAATTCTGCCGCCATTTCATCGAAGAGATCTCTAGTAGGATCATTGAAGATCTCAATGAGAGATTTCTCATTGGCATAAGCAGCCTTCAGTCGAAATTCAAGTTGGGAGAAGTCAAATTCCCAAAGGCGATAACCTTCTCTCGGTATGAAAGCCTGCTTAAGTTTGCCGTTCCAGTCCTTTTGAGAAGACTTAGGGATCTGATGGAGGATAGAAGCTGAGAGTCTACCTGTCTTTGTACCATGCTGTTTAAAATTTGTTCTAAATCGTCCATCATGACTAATCTTCTCCAAGTAGGGTCCGTAGTTAGAACCTGTAGCTTTTGACCACCCCCTGTAGGCCATAATTAGTTTAGCCCTGTGGTCATTATTTCGTTCTAGAAGTTCTTCATAAATCTTCATGTTTTCTTTATTGAATGACCACTTGTCTGTCTTAGAACTTCTCTTGCCTACAGGGGGGAGCTTCAGCTCATTAAGCAGGAAGTTACCGAGTTGATCTGGTGACCCTGGATTAAAACCGAGTTCATTTCTGATCTCAGCCATAATCTTGGTACCACGTTCGTATTCTTGTTCGCAAAACTTTGTATCAATTAGAATTCCATTATCTTCCATCTCCATCAGGAAGTGACAAAATTCTTGTTCTATATCCCACAATTCACCATCAAAGTCTTGCACTTGAAATTCTGGAAGAAGCTTGGAGAAAAGTTCCTCTGTAATAAATGCATCATTTGCGCCATAAGGTCTAATAATATCTACAGGAATGTAGTCCCAACCAAATGCTTTAACAATACCATCTTGAAGTTCTGAGTTACGCTTAGGTTCTCCACCATAATGCCTACTCAGCGGGTCAAGTTCTTTACTGTATAGATTCTCATCAATCATATGAGCCATGAGCATAGTACAATAGAACTTCTTAACCTTCTCAGGCTGGACGCCGAGATTTCTTAATGCACGAAGGTCATGCTTAGCGTGATGCATTACTAAACAAGGATGGTTCTGAGTAACATCTACAAGTAACGGCAACCATTCAGAAGGGAGATTATCTCCTAGCCTGTGATTGAAAGCGAAGTAATCCCCCTGTAGGCCGGTACTAGTAGATACACCCCAAGTTGAGCTAAAAGGATGATTAAGAGTACCCTCAGTGTCTAGAACTAGGTAAGGTGATTCCTGAGCAATCCTCAGGTACTTATTAAACTCCTCCCAACTAAGGTAAGTCATTGTGCCACCTAATATGGTTCTCTAGATCTTCACTAAGAACTGAACAAAAACATACCTTACAACGATATAGATAGTACACACTATACGCATTTTCTACTAATCTAATTGAAATATCTGTATTAAAATAATCGTCCATATCACTCATCTTCTGACTCCTCAATATGAATCATAGGACGACCCTCAGAATCATAATAGCAAGCACCGGGGGATCTACACACAGTACAGGGATTATCTAATCTGAAATTCTCTTTACCAGGTTCCAGCATATCAATATCTGGTGGCTCCTCAGGACCTTCCGGACTACCACCAATATCCAACACATAAGTCCAGAATTCCTGGTCTGACAGATTAGCTCTAAATTCACCCTCAGGACAAATGCTCATAATTTGACCTCGTTCTCAAAGGTCTTATCTACTGCGCCTCTATCTGGAAGAATATGAAATACAGGCCTGAGTCTAAATCTAGCTGTATCTGGAATCCTCCATACAATCTGACCATCAGAGAAATATTTGTAGTAATGTCTTCTTGCTTCTCTTTCAGCGAGATCAATCTCAAGTCTATTCATAATTTGAACCTATTATCTAGATCGGGAACACCTGATGGAATAGAAATCTTTCCGTTGCTAGTTTTTGGATCTGTGTAAATCTCAAAGTCTAGATTAGTCATTCGCTTAATCAGAAACTTATCAAACTTCTTAGCCATTCTGAGCTTCATGTTACTTACTTCGATCATACTCTGAACAGGCCACAAATTAACAGCAGTAGTTAAAGCCGCACCAATATATCGAGAACCAAACAGATCATCTAGTTCGGTTGGTTTCTTATTACCTATCTGAGCCTTACGGTTATGGTGAATAAACCATACGAAACAGCCGAAACCTGTTCGTAAAGTTTTATGTACATAATCGAGAGCATCAAGAATAACCTTTTCAGAATTAAGATCGTCGCTAACCCCAACCCCGAATGAATCGAAGATAATACCGTCTGGCCTGAAGTTGTCGATAACAACTGCTAACTCCGATTGTGCGGCTTTATTACCTAATCTGACAGAATAACCAAGAGGGAGAACCAGAAGATTTTCATTCAACAAATCTGAATTTTCTTCTGTCTCCATTTGCATGTTATCCATAAGATAGTGCAACTCTTCGTGTGGCATCTCCATAGATACCAGAAGAGTCTTCATAGGCTTGGGAACTTTCCATTTCAGAAAGTCTTGGCCACGAGCTAACTTTTCAGCAAATCTAATAGAGAGCTGAGACTTACCTACGTCTGGTGGACCTGACAACATAGCCAAACCCTTCTTATGTAACAGCCCTTCAATGACCCATTCTAGATTAATCTCAGTCTCAATGAATTCTTTGAATGTAAATACTCTAAGTCTAGGTTGTTCTGTGTTTTCAGAAGGAGGAGCGGAACCATCTTCGTTCTGACCTACAGGGGGGTGTCTGGATCTACAATAGTTAATAATTCCCAGAAGTCTGTTTTTTTGATCTTTTCGTTTAGAGAATTTTCCCCATCTTGAATCCGCATTAAGGAGGATTGATAAAGTCTCAGCATTCGACATGCCCAATTCGATGCAGATGTGTCCAAGTTTAGCGAGGGCGGAGGATCTATGTCCTCGTTCAATCTTTGGTTCTGCAAAGAATTTGAACTCATCAGGACCCCAAGCATATTTAGCAATAGTATCTAGTACTGGAGGTATATAGTTGATATCTTGTTCTTGGAGAATCTTTACTGGAACAGGAGGTAACCCGTTAAAGAGATGTATAGAGGTAGGCTCAGGTTCCCACCTAAACGTCGTGACCGTCAGCCCTGACTCGTGGTGGGTCGTTGACGGTGGCCTGAGTACCCTGTTCGCGTTCCAACAGCCTAGATCTGCATTAAGGTGATAGGCTAATCTAGCTGTAATATTTTCAATAATTTCAATGTCTTTTACAAAGTTCTCAAGTTTCCAGTACCAGTGTTCATGTTGAGAAGTGCTGGATCTAATCTTAATATTTGGTTCTGGTACATCTGAAACTGCCGCAGGACTATTACCGTCGAACTCTACCCAGACTACATTTGTTCCCTTGAAATTCTCTTTCTCAGCGTCTTTAGCGGTACTATAAAGAGCAGGACCATAATAGACCTCATGTGTAGCAGTCTTAGTTCTAATATGTTCAATTAACTCTTCTTTTCCTGTAGGCCAGAGAAAAAAGTATTGCTTGAACTCGTCTGTTTCAGGATTCTTAGTAGGGGAGTAAGCATAACCAGTCTCATTCCCATAGATAAATTCCAGGAACGTCTGTAGATCCTGTGTAGGATCCAGACTGGTTACTGTTCCCACCTTCTAGTTCTCCTTTGGACATACAGGATGCGTAAATGAAGTTAGTAAAGTATCCAAACTTACAGTTATATAGACCTGGTCACCTTCAAGTATTTCTTTTGTACATCTACCACAAGGATAACTCATAGGCATATTTGAAATAAATCTTAATTTATCTTTCTTCATGTGTCCCTGACTGGATTCGAACCAGCAACTAAGAGCTTAGAAGGCTCCTACTCTATCCTTTGAGTTACAGGGACCAGACGGTGATCAGAGACACCCTACGCAACGTAGCGTCCAACTAGCCCAACGCCCTATCTCTGATTCTTACCTGGCTATCCAGACCGATAATAAATTAAGCTGCACTCTTAGCTGTAGCGTATGCTGCTAGTTTTATATAGCCTTCAGTAACTAGAGCTTTCCTGTAGGGTTGATACGTAAGTACAGCAGGATGATATAGTGGTACAAATTTATCTTTAAGTAATTCTCCATGATTATGAAAAACATTATTCAGTTCTGGAAAAACTGTATGAATAGCAGCTCTACCACACATACCTACAACAAGAGGACTGACAATTTCAATTTCCTTAAGCAGGTATTCTCTACTAGCTACAATCTCATCTTCAACAGGGGTAAAATTACCATCAGACTGTTGGAGAGGGTAGTATTTAACTGTATTCGTATAGAATACGTTCTCATCTTTAATACCTACGTCGTTAAGAAGTAGACTGAGATTCTTCCCTGCCCTACCTACAAAGGGGATTTTATAAGCATTCTCCATTTTACCTGGAGCTTCCCCAATAATAAGTACCTTGGGATTAAGAAATCCTACACCGGGAACAAAGTTCCTACCAACCCTTCGTAAATGACTAAATCTAGGATCTTCCTGATACTGTTGATATAACTTATCTAATTCTTCCATGGTTCCCATTTAGTACTATCTCCTTCATTACAGTTTAGTTGGTGCGGGTACCGGGACTTGAACCCGGATAGTGATAATCACCGGTTGATTTTAAGTCAACTGCGTCTGCCTATTCCGCCATACCCGCTCACAGGCTGTACCGATACCTTTTACGGCCATTTAACAGACTTAGGAACTGTCTGCACCTTTATTACTTAGTCTACATCAGAAGAAGACTGCTCTACCTTAGCTTCAAACCAGAATCCATGAGCATAGGCAGCTACATCTTCCTCATTCTCATCCTTGAGGATAAGAGCACCTGACTCATCAATCCACCAGTTAGAGATATCTACATGCCTAGAGAACTTGAGTTTTTCTTCAACAGACTTATGAAGAACTCGGAGATTCATAACTACCCTTCTTAATTAATATTTAGTATGTAAGGTGTCCCGACCCTACTCCTGTAGTTCCCGATTTAGAGTTAGCGGCATGGGGTGTCTACTAACTCAAGGCTCGAATCCTCTACAAACTACATCCCGCCGGAGATCTAAGTGTTGTCCTAACCCCTGACAACTTAGCAGCCCTACGGTAACCTCTCGGATATCTCAGAGAACAATCTCATGTCAATATCCTAGCTGCATTCCTCCGTTGACTAATTACAGACCCAAACTATCCGAGAACTTGTTGCTACTGTTGTTCTCTTCCTCGTATAGACGCTTAGAGACTGCATCTGCGATATTAATGAAGGTACGACCAGCGTTCTTAGTACCTTCCTTACCCTGAGTGGCCTTAAGAGTAATAAAGGCTTCTCGTCCCTGCAAATCAGACGGATTAACTGAATCCATTTCAGACTCAGACAAATCAAAACCTCTACGCAGACGACGCTTCAACCACTTGGTAGCAGTCTTCTCTTCTGGAGTATAGTTTTCCCATACACCCTGTCGCTCAGGGAAAAGACTGAAGTATTCAATCTGCTTCTTACCATGGAACTCATTGTCAGGCTCGTTGATGTTCCAAGTAATAACGAGCTGAGTTACGTGGTTTCCTTCATTAGAAGAAGGAAGTTCAGACACCTTAACCTCTGCGTCAGTGCAGACGGCAAAATAAGTATCAGGCTTCACAAAGAATGGGTCGTCATTAACCTGAGTGGTATCAAGATCACCAAAGATAGACATTAGTTTGCTCTCTTTCAGCTGTTCACGTACTTCTGAATTAGTTCCGGAATCTGGTTGACTTTGTACGTCTTCTCGTCGATCGTTGGAATCTGTGTCTTCGCTGTCTCCTGTAGAGTCGGCTCGAACTGGATCAGTCTTCCTTCTGCTTTTTCTTTGAATTGCCATCCTATTAGGTTAGCTTCCTGTGCGATTTGTTTATAGCAAGCTTCCGGTCCCGCTGGTCTAATAGCAAACCGTTTGTTAGTCTTATCTTTTTCGGTCGGATCCCTAATATGTGCTAGATAGATAATGTGCATTCCTGATTTATTCAGTACTTCAATTGTATCCTTAAGAGCAGATTCTACAATTCTATAGTGAGGCCACGCTTCTACTAGAGGATGCTTTTGTTCTGGTGGACCAAGTGGGTTAGCAGTTACAACCTCTCGAAGCATTTGATTAATTGCTGTTGAAGCTGTATCCAATACTAAAGTATCGTAATTACAATAAGGCTCATATCCTTCATCTCTAGCCTGGACAAGCATTCTAATTTGTCCAAAGCTATCGAAAGGAATAGGCTTAGTACGCTTAACTAATTCAGGAAACTTAAAAAGTGTAGAGATACCTGAATCTGTGTACACCCACATAGGAGAGGCATTAATAGCCTCTAGGATCCGGGCAGTAAGATCTGTCTTACCTACTCCAGGATCTCCATAGAAGTAAGCACGGAGAAGCTTTGGGATGTCTGCCATTGATTCAGGTCCGCCCTCAATGGACTTATTCAGTAGCTCTAGCTGTTTAGCATCCATGAGGACACTTCCCTAGAAATTCATGATTAGCCCTAAGCCAAGCTTCGTAAATTGCTACATATGCAGAAGTACTACAACCTTCTACATAAGTACCATTAGACACGTACCTGGCAATCCATGTACCCCGAGAATTGTGGATAGAGAAAGTAATATCACCTTCCTCAGTCAGCTCAAGAACTCTTTCAACTGCTTTAAGTGCTTTCTCTTTATCCATTAGAAGCCCCTACCAAGTTCGCCAAGAAGATTTTCAATAGCTCCCATTGGGTCCTCAGGATCGTAACCAATACAAGGAATACCATTAACACCTGAAGACTCAGCAATCCATACACTATTATTTCTAGAAAGATGAAAGGATTGACCCTTGTCTACTGCTCTGAACATGCGAGTAATAGGGTCGACCTTATAGTGATACTTAGATGGAAGACCTTCACTCATTTAAACCACACCTTAGAAGCTTCCTTAGTGGACTCAACAGCTAGATCTATTCTGGGATTACTACATTTAAGCCACAAGTCCTTATCTTTATTTTCAACCTCTACGACATACCTGTTATCCATATATGAAAGTGTTACGGTAAAACCTTCTTCTATAATCTCTGCAATAAACTCTAAGGCTTCTCTACTGGACATCATTACTCTTCACCCAACTCAGTATAACCATAAGTAGACTTCTGATAGTTAGCCTTAAGCATCTGAGTTACGTCGTCCCCGTTAAGCTCAGCTTTACAAGGCTGCTGAAACATACAGGAACGACAAACCAGAAGAGACATATTTCTTATAGGAGTATTAGAGTAGTCCTGATCTCGATGAATCTGATACGCAGCTTCTTTTTGCTCAAACCAGATCTGATTAATCTCAGACTTAGTAGGCTTAATCCATTCTCGTCGGAACAGATCAGCCTGAGTGGGATTCTTAAGAGAGCGAGTTCTAATCTGGTTAAACATACCCTTAGAGACAGTATAACCATTCTGCTTCAAGACATGGATATACTTAGGAAGCTGAGCGTCCATCTCAATATCTAAAGGTGTTTTAAAGTTGTAGACAAATTTGTGGTCCACAACTACCAGATCGCCCCTAAATTCCCCGGAGGTCATCTCAACAAGGAGATCTAGTTTAAGGGCATACTCGATATTCTCATCTACAGAGGTACGAAAGTCCTTCTCTACTTCAAGGACTTTGAATGTCTCTTCCCTGTAGGCCTGAGCATAGAGTTCAACCAGATTTTTTAGTTGGAGAATAAGACCAACAGTCTCAAATTCTCCGGGAGTTTCAGCTGCAAGTCTAGAAATTTCAGTATCTAGAACTTGTTGAGCAGCAGAACTAGCTACGCCCACTCCAAAACCTTCTTTAAGAGTGAAGTAGTACTGTTCTAGAGCTGAATGTCCTAGAATACCTCTATAAATTGCAGGGGGGAGTTTCTTGGGTTCATATCCGTGTCCTGCACGCATGAACCGGAAGTCATGTTGTTTATCGCATAATAGTTTCGTACCAACTTGGGTATTCGAAATAATCATAATATACCCTCATAATGTTTTACTATTCTCAAGTCCTACGGATGGTACCACAGCCTACAGGGGGTGTCAAATTATCTATCTTTTAAAGTTCATGAGTATGGGATTTCATTACTTTAGCAAGTTCACCAAAAGCTTCTTTAATCTTCTCATGCCAACGAGCATGTCTTACAGTATGGTCTACATGAACAGTTGCCCAACACGATTCACATACCGCAAAAGAACTGTATGTATCCTCATCATTTTTAAAATGAAACATAGACAAAGTACCGGTAAAAACCATCATAGGGAAGTATTCTTCTTCAAGTGCTTGCTCTTCAGGAGTCATCTTCTACCAGTCCTTCTATTTTCTCGTGTATTATATATATGATAAACAGGATCATGGTGTTTCCTACATAGATATACAGAGATAGGATCTCTAAACTCTCTTGTTAGTTTTTTAGCATCTTCCTTTGCCTGTTCCTCTGTTTCATACCGTATCTTCTTACAACCTAAGCTCTCATAATAGAGAGTTTTCCAGTAGTCCCTAGAGGCAGCAAGTTCAACAATCCTTTGTTCTTTTTCAATATTATTTTCTTTAATTTTTTGTTTCTTTATTGTATTAGAAAGTACTTGTTTATAAAATTCAGCTCTTAATCCTACATAATGTCTCATGTTATCAAAATAAAGATCAAACCAAAGTTGACTCATTTCCTAACCCAGAGATAGTAGGGCCATTTGAGCATAATCTCATAAATAAAAAGAAGCTTCTGTAGATAGGTGATATGCTTACCTCTATCTAACATTTCTTGCTCAAGTCGAGTAAACATGGGAACTAATCCAAGAATAATGACAAATCCAGTAATTATATGGTACATCATATAATAATAAAGAAAATCAATCATATCTTAACTTGTCCGGCCTTCCATTTAATTTCGTTCTCTGAACATTCTTCTAGTGAAGCAGGAATAGGGGAGTGGGGGAGTGTCGAATACAACTCTTCATCATAATTCTTATCATTAAGAGTATGCCATCTGTTGTGACAGTTAGTACAGATTAGGTGTACATTAGTTGATTCATTACGTGCGGTATTCTTTACAGGACCGTGGTGCCGGTGCTCCTGTACCCCTGCTATACATCCTATAATTGGGTATTTACCACCTCCACAATTCTTCTTCCACTTCCACTCGCATGCTCTATTAGGATCAATACTATGTTCTACTGCCGCTCTCTTTCTCCCAGCTGATACAGTAATCTCATCATCAGCTTTATAATTTTTTCTAGGAGAACTAACTACAACAGGAGCCTTTTCGGAACAACAGCAGTTCTGACCTACAGGGCGTTCAGATAAACACTCGTCATGTAGTTGCCTGGCACAAGCTATGCAGGCCATTAGTCTTCCAAAGCCTCGGTAAGAACTTTTCTGAACATATCTACTATTTCTTCAGTAGATATTTCTTCATCTTTAATAGCTTGTTCAATAGCTCCAATAGGTAGTTCTTCGTCTTCTTTTCTATTGAAGAAGAGAAGATCTCTAACACAGTCGTCTATTGTTGCTCGCAGTACGTCATGATATGTCCAACTCATTAGTCTTCCCTAGGATCATCGTCTAACCCCATGTGAACAAATGCCATATCACGAATCATCTGTTGCCATTCAAAGAACTTACGCATAGTTTCATCATAATTTTTAATCTGTTCATCCGTTAGAGAAACCTCAACGTCATCTTCAGATTCAAAACCATTCTCATCTCTTAGATAGTCTACTAGATAGAAGAAAGGGTGGTATTCAGTATAATTAGCGTGTCTTTTCTTCATTAGTGAATTCTTCCTTTAAACAGAGTCTTCTCAGGACGTTCTACTTCATCCCAGTTAACAGTACCTAGAAACTGATATCTAGTGTTAGGCTTAACCTTGAAATGTTCCTTCCTGTAGATTAGTTCGCAAGGTCCTAGGTCAAACCCCCACGCATGAAGTTTCTTCTTATCCCACCAAATTCCGAACGTCCAAGTGGTCCACGTCCAAGTAACTCTAAATCTCTTCATCGCACCTACTTTAGATTTGTTAGTTTCACAACTATCATTAGAGCATCTACCAAATATAACTAGATGACCACAAGAATCACATACTTTGGGATGCTTAACGATGACGGTCATTGATGTTATACTCCCGAATACAAGTATTAACTACATCCTGTAGACTACCTATAAACTGATTACACCACCACAACTCATCCACATCTCTAGGGCACGTCTGAGTTGCGAGTAACCGGGCTACTGCCATAGCTATACTGTGACTAGAGAAATAAAACCATACGTTATTAGGGCTAACTACCATCCATTTTTTATTATCGTCCCTGGTAACTCGCCATTTATTCATTATGATTATCCTTATTGGCAGTACTCAACATGTAGGCCGCCAGACAGGCACCACCTACTGTGACAAGTATGAGTAGTATTGTCTCATCTACGATGGAGAGTGCATGCATCACAGGAATCCTTGCTCAGCGGGTTAGGAGAGTCGCTCTGCTCAATCTCGGTTCGACTATCCGTCCACCTAGGATAGGACCCGTAAGACTAGTGGCTCTTACTCTGCCTAACCCGCTGAACTCTGCGGCTTGTGCCTACTATAAGTAGACCACAGATACAGGACTCTTGTCAAACCGATTTCTCGGGATCATTGAAGTTTCTTGAGATGTTAGAGAGATCATTACCTTTCCGCATGTAGGGAGATGGTCTGGGATCGTGGTAAGACCAAAGAATTTTTCTACACTTATCACACCAATTGGCAGTAGGAGAGATAACTAGATAACCTACTCCATTCCAATAATCACACCAAAGATAAGATCTACCTATAGGTCTATGTTCTGCTTTAGCATCTTCTAGTGCTAACCATTCCTTATGGCTTTTCATGTATGCAACGTCCTTTAATACACGCTAAAGCATCTTCCTCAGTTCTATGTACACAACAGATCAAATTCAGCGGATTCAGTACCCACCAACGCCCCGGTGTAACCCAGGATTCTTCTATGTGATATTCACTCTCAAAATGGAGACTTCATAATAGTCACGGTGCATCATCTTCTTTCTCAAACTCAGCCCCGACTCTTGCTAGTTTAAGTGCTTCGAAAAGCTCTCTACAAAATGAATCCATCTCTACAGAAAACATCTGTGGTGGATTCTGAACTAGAGTCTTTAGCCAAAAGGCTTCTACCTCTGTGAGAGAAACTACAATAGTCTTATTCGTTGTAATATTCATCTGAAATCCACTGCCTCCTGAATTCTCAACGCATCTTCTTCTGAACACATGTAGATTATACCATCTATTTCCTTTCTCCACCGCCAAGTATAGTTAGGAGTTCTAGAGGTATTCTTCCATCCAGCATTTTGAAGAATAGTTCTTTCAATCTGATCTAGTTCCAGAAGTAAATCTTGCCTCTTATCCCAGAGATTATCCATTAGTGGGTATCCTTTTCTACTTCTGTCAGGACTTGTTCACTCATAATTCGATACATTTCTTTCTCTAAGCTATAAAACAAATCACTAAGTTCTACTGCTTTACTACTATTAATATCTTGAGCCCACTCAATGTATCTCTTAATTTCTCCTAATACTCTAGGGTCAATCTGAGCATGTATATCTCTAATAGATTTCATCCCATTGGTCCATTCTCTAGTGTCGTCATTCTGATAAGCGTAACAGTCTGCACCGTAAGGTAAGTTTGGAGTTATACCGTGCCAGGTACACAGCTCGCCTGGCTCATGTTCAACTAGATCAGGTCTACAGTCGCTAAGCCAGTGCCTATTACGTCTGTTTAATCCAATTTCATAACCATTAACTACGAAGGTCCCACAGAAGTGACAAGTATTCCCTTCATCTGTTGCTTCTGCCTGTAGGCGAACTCCAAATTTCTCTCGTCTTTCTATGGCTTCCATTAGATTACACATATGTTCACGTGTACCTGTATAGATTACAGTAAATGGACTACCGTTGCCTACAGGGTGAGGATAGAAGATATCAATCTTCCATTCCTTCTCTTCCTTTGGCAGACATTCTTTACAGAGAAGTGCTTTACCATCTTCTGTAGGTTCTACAATTGACTTAATCTTTCCGCATCCATCGCAAAGCATCTCAGGTTCAGTCATTTCAAGTACTCAATTCTAATCTCAGAAAATTCCTTATTACTGTTACAGACATCAACATTGATAACATCTGCATACGTATTAATAAATTCTAGAAATTTATCTTTCATCAATTCAGGACCAAAGAAGTCTAGTTCAAATTCGAGTCCTGATCCTGTATAGTTATCTCTAATAATAATCTCGTAATGTTTCATTATGTCCCACAATAGTGTGTAATGTGAATCTGGAGATAGCTTTCTTTACTAACGAAAGATGGAAGTTCGACTTCTACACTTTCAATAGGTGTGTCATACCAAACTCTTACTTCAAGATTAGGGTCTACATCCATAAGCGCATCAATTAGTTCCTGAACAGTCATTAGACATCTTCAATCTTATGATCTACTACATAGACTTGCTCGTTTACGGCAGGGTGAGGCCAAGTTTGATGTGCCCATTCAATTTTATTACCCTCTAGTTCTTCTTCCAAATCATCTTCGATCATATACACGTATCGAATAGTTGTAGTAACTTTCTTCATCAGATCTCACCTGCTTTAAGTGCCCTGTAGACCTCTTGATAAAGGTCAGCCTGGTCTTCAAAGTTATCGATAATGTTCTTCTTCTCTTTAACTAGAGTAGCCATCCAAGTATCAATAGTACCTTCAACCATAATTCTGTGAATATAAGTATCCTTAGTAGTACCGAGCCTATCAATTCTGCCTTCTGCCTGTTCTTCTGTACCAGGATTCCATGCGTTATCTAGCATAATAGCATGGGTTGCCCTGTTAAGATTCAGACCTGTGCCCATGGCACCATAAGTACCTACTAGATTATCCCACTTAGGATTAGGCGGTGCAGTCTTAGGGTCAAAGTCTAGCTGTGCCTGATTCTTAGTATAGTTATCAGTGTCACCGGTGTATGCAAGAGTTCGTCTACCTAGTCTGCTCTGGAGTTCATACATCGGGTCTTTGAACATAGAGAAACTGAGAGTAGCTTCTTCTTCCTCGTTAATTTCAGAGATTAGCTCGTAAGCCTTATCAAGCTTGGCAGACTGATAGACTTCTAGTCTACCAACTACATATTCAATCTCTGTCTCAGGATCTTTTCTCTTAAGAACAATGCCAGCGGGCCATGTCAAACACTGCCTAAGCCTCATAAGCACAACAATCATATAAGGCATAGCCATAGCGATACCTTGTTCAGGGTCCAGCACAAGCTGAGCGTACTTACGGACTTGCTCGTAAGCCTCCCACTGCTTAGGATAGTTCTCTTTGAACTCTTCCTTAGTAATAAGGTGCTCAATAGGAGTAGCAGGTGGAATAATAATCCCGGCTGCCTTACGGTCTCTAGCTACATATCTAGGACCAATCTTCTTTACAAGCTGTTCGTCTGCCCCATACTGCCATTTCCAACGCCCTGTGTAATCCTTAGTACAGAAATCTCTCAGATAGTTTTTTTCAGAGACAAAGTTTTTAGGGTCAATCAGACGCAAGTGTGGGAATAGTTCTTGTGGTCTGTTCAAGATAGGCGTGCCTGTCATAGGCAGCACATTAGTTACTGTGGAGAATTCAGTAATAAATCCTGTGTAACCACAATCCAGACATTTACCGTCATTTACATCAAGATCAATATGCGCTTGCTCTGGCCTACAGGAAGGACAGGTATTATTAGCAAAGACTAGGTTATGGATACCCTTAGCTGCAAGTGTACTAAGAGTCTTAGCATTGTGTGCTTCATCATAGATAACTGTATCAGCTTTAAGGGCGTTCAGATCTGTGATCAGCTCAGGATCTTTACGCCATGCACCGTAGTTCAACACAACTACACATTGTGGAACTGTTTTCAATGCGGGCAGGGTGAAGTCACGTTCAGTCTTGGACATCTTGCCAATCTTAATTACAAGCCTATGTGGCGTCCAAAGCTGAATCTCACGAATGAAGTTGTCCATAGTATCACTAGGACAAATCAGGATTATACGCTGAGCGTCCATCAGGTCAGCATAAATAAGACTGGTAAGAGACTTACCTAGTCCGCGCTTATCTCCCAAGAGAGCGCGCTTAGCTACTGCCAGATGAATAGCTCCGTCAATTTGATGCTCTAGTGCGCCCAAACCGTCATCACGGTTCTCTTTGCGCCAATAAGCATTGAGACAGGCTTCTTTAAACTCATCTAGCTTAGACTGATACTCTGCCTGTAGGCGCTCACTGTCCTGGAGTCTGGACAACTCTCTGCGCAGCTTGGACAAATCATCAGTGTAGTATCTGGACTTTCTATCCAGATCTACAATGAGAGATCTAGTGCTGTTATACTGATCAGCAGCCTTCTTTACTTGCTCTGCTACCTTCTCTAGCTGCGCTCTAACTTCATCATAGACTTTACGCTGAACTTCTACTGCTTCTTTCTCAGCATCAGCATTAATCTTCAATTGCTGACTCTGAACTTTAGTCTCACTAAGGTCTTTCTCAAGTTTAATGATCTGATTAAGAATCTCATCCTTATTCATTTGGTACACTGCTCCCCGGGATGTACCTTATTAGCTCTAATGTGTTTCTTATACGCATCCACTGTAGTATATGCAGGCCACTCTTCACCACATTTAGTACAGCTCCAATGCTCTGTCTCATTCATTATTGTCTCTCATTTATTCGCAAGTATAGATGACAATTTCTCCGTCAACTGTTTTGCTTGCCTGGTGGGGATCACCATGCTTACTTGCCTTAACTTTATGTCCACAATTACGTGGGCAGTCCACTAGAACATCTGCTGCCTTAACCATGGCACTTAATCTCCACGTCAAAGTCATCGTCATCGGTCATGTCTTCCTCGCCACCAAAGAGAAAGTTAATCATTTTATGCTCCCTTGGTTCCTATATAACGGATAGTGTTCTTACTGATATCTCTGCCACTAGGATGATTATCACACCACATCTTGGTATCAGAGTTCTTATCTACAGGACGGAAACAATCCTTGAAGTTGCAGTGCTGGGTTTCAAGCTCAGTATATACAGCACGCATCTTGATATAGACCAGCTCTCCGCCCAGGGCATAAGCCATTTGTCTTAGGGTGGCTTCATCTAGCCTCAACAAATCAGCGCTCAGAAGTTCAGTCGCACCTGATTTGGAGATTGCCGGAAGTTGAACTATATTAGAAACTTCTGACATGAGTCTGCCTATCTTGTCATTAACAATAATCATTTCTAATGTGTCCTTCAACAGGGAAGTGTTGTGCTCTCTAGCAGCACACAGAGTATACCACACCTACAGGAAGGACGTCAAATTTAATGTCTGACTAGTTAGGGGTGAAGATTACCGAGATAAATATTCCTGCTAAGATGAGTATAGCTATGACCTCTACCATAAGATATTCCTTAGTAGACTTCAGTCAGGCCCCCGGGGAGGAATCGAACCTCCCTGTATGCCTATCCTAGAAATTCGATCAAGGCAAGAGAACCAAGAATAGACATGCACCGAGCCGGGGGAGTCTAAAAGTTACAGCTCGGAAGCCTTGAAGAATCTACCCTCTGCATTTTTGAGCATGAGAGAACCATCCTTGAATGTGTCTACATACATATAGAACGGGGAAGTATCGCTCTCTTCTCCATTCGTAGGATAGGGAACTTGCTCAGGGTCAATAGTTCCCAGAGGTACACTAATCTTAGAACTCTTTCGAGGTTCTGACTGTGCCATAAAAAACTCTGCTGGATCTACTTGAAGAAATTCAGCTAGAGCTACTACATTGTCATCCTCAGGACGTTGTTTATTAGTCTCCCAAGCGGACACAGTGAACTGAGAGATGTTCAATTCCTGAGCGATTTGTCTCTGAGTAGTATTACCCCTGATAGTCTTAAGGTTACTGCCATCCCAAACCAAATCATCAAACACTATGACTTCCTTAGATTCTTAAAGAAGAGAACAATTCTGGTGAAAGGATTCCTAAATCCGCAACTCTTCCATGGTTGCATACATACTCCATCTCTGCTCTAGCCTACAGGAAGGGACGTTGGTAGCTTAGCTCGTACTGCTTAGTGTTCTTATCGTGATTCACCACGTCGCGCCAAAGCTTTTACCTAACACTAGACCAACGTCCCAACCTGCTGACTCAGACTAGCTGGGGACTAGTCTATGTCAGAGTTCAGAGTACATCCTTAACTGGCCAATTATAATATCTAAGACCATTGTAAAGAGCACTAACTAAATCAACAAGGATGGTCTTACTGTCGGCATGCTCAGAGATACCATTGTGTACAATCTGATTGAATCCAGCACGTTCCTTATTAGAAGGTGCCACTTCATTTATTACAGTGTCAATGAGACCTTCAATAGCACGCTTATAATCAGCCATGGTTAATAACCTGCTTCTTGGGAGCCTTACGCTTGGCCCACGTATTCCGGCCAGTCTTAATAGGCCTAGGCTTCCTGTAGGTCCGACGCTGAGTTCTAGATGGAGTGTTCCTCTTAACCATAATGATTACTCCTAATGTAGAGATTAGGCACTGGCGGAGACTAACAGCGTGTGGGATAGAATCGAACTATCCTGAACTAGATAGCGGCTAGTTCACTCACCAGAGCACACAGTCTAGCAGAGTCAGGCAGCGTTCTCGGATGCCTCTTGCTGAGGCTCAGTTGCCTGCTCAGGGGTGCTGTCACTGGTCCGGGGTCCAGGCTTCTTGCGATCCTTCTGGACCGCACGGAAGTGATAGACAGCACCGTTTGAATTAGGCTGGAAATCAAACTCAACGGTACCAGACTTATCGAAAGCAGACTTGATATTCTCGTGAGTAACTCCGGCTGCCTCTGCAAAAGCAACCTGCATGTCCTTAACATCACAGTTAAGAGTCATAGCGGCCTTAGAGAAAGAGTCATAAACCTGCTCATTCTCAAAGTTACCACCAATCATATAAAGCACTGCTGAGACACGGGGGAGTCCAGAACCGGGAGTACCAGGCTTACGACCCCTATTGGACTTAACAGGATTCTCGATAGACTCAAGAGCCTTGGTTACATTCTCCTTATCAGGGGAGAAGTTCTCAACAATATTATCGAGTACCTGATAGCCAGCCTTAATCTGACTCTTCAATTCGTCAAGCTCAACAGTAAGCTTGGTCTTGTCATCCTCAGTGAGGGTAACAAGTTCGACATTAGACTCTGCGAGCTCACGCAACTTAGCAAGAGCATTCTGGACAGTAGTACGGAGCTTGACAGCCTGTGTCATGTCCGTAGTTTCCATCCACGACTTGATAGCAGACTCTTTATCTCCATCAGCAGCCTGCAACTTAAGAGTCAGAGCTGAGTACTGACTAGTAGTCTCAGCAAGCTTATCAAGCATAGCCTTAGAGACTGCGTCAGGCCCATCATAACCAATGTAACTCATGATTAATACTTTCTGTTTGTAGTTCAAGAGTGAGAGCGGAACTCCGGACTACTTACAACCTATCAAACCTACAGGGGGTTGTCTAGTCTAGACGCCTAAGAATCTTGGTTATTTTCTGTAGTTGTGTCGTTGCTCTGAGTAATGTCCGTAGAAGAGTCAGAGACAAGCTCAATCTCATGTGAGTAAAAGAGTATGTTCTCACCAAATGGTAGAGCAACTAGATAGAGCCATCTATTAGACTTATTATAGATAGCCTTGATCGTACCTTGTTCGTTGTACTCTTGATTCATTGGGTTGGTAATAACAATCCTGTCCCCAATTTTAAGACTAGTCATCACTGTCTTCTTTCTTAAAGAAGTAATATATCTTAGCGCCCCAATTGTACTTGATAGCCAAGACTATACATAGTAGTTCGATTCCCAGGATGGTTAGGCCTAGCACATCTCCTGTGCTCATCTTAAAACACTCCCTACTGATTTAGCCTGCTCTAAGTATACAGGCAAAGACTCGTCATCTAAACCGTCCAGGACAAATGCTGCTGAAAGTCCAGCGTCCCAGAGTTGTTTAGTGTTGAGCAGACTGTCAAAGAACTCTGCAAAGTTAAATGCTGCGTCTCTAGCTTCTTTGAGTTTAGCTTTGCAGTGATCTAAGTCACTCTGGTCTACTTCTAGACCCCTGTTCAAACTCAGCCAATAGAACTGATGTAGCTGCGAGAGTACTGTTAAGAGGGTCTGTGCTGAGCTGATACTTCTAGGGCTCCATCCGTTCTTAGACCATTGTATCAGTAGCTCTTTTAGATCGGAAGACTTGATTGGGCCTACAGGGGGGGAAGAACTACTGTGTGGGTTATAACCCAGTAAAGCTAGTTCCTTCTCTTTCTTAGTTTCCCAAGAGAGAAACTCGTATCTGTAGGAGTGTCCAGGACCGGGGCGTCGTTTTACTCTCTTCTCTCTGGTTAGTTTAGACATGGCTCTAGCTACTGCTCCATAAGACAGTTGAGTGGCTTGTTCTATCTCCTTAGTTGCATGAATACCGGGGCTTCTCTCTAGAAACTCTAAGATCATACGGTACGAATAGGCATCTCTGGGCATTTATCTATCCTTACTCTATCTACAGTCCGAACCATGATCGTCGGTCTGACCTGGGATTTTACCCTACCTCATGGTGGTTTTCGATGCAAATCCGCTGGTCAGGACGTAGCGTACAGATAGGTTCGATGTAGACAGAGGGATCTTGAAAACCCGCTGATCAGAAGGGGTGAAATGTGGATTCGACAGATGCTACAACATGCATCTCTTGATCATGGGAGTTTTGCCTGTTCAGAGTATTGATCTAGTTAGATCTCCGAGAAGAGTAGGCAATAGACGTAGTCTTGCCTACTTTCTAAGATCTTGAAAAATAGAAAAAAGATGAGATAATCGAGTCATTGTGAAGCTCAGAGTAGGAATCTGAGGTTTTCGGGATTTCAGGAGGTTGGGCACAGGTCGAGCACAGGTCAGAGTTCTACCCGGATCTCAATCTTTCTTTAAGTTTCCCTTCCTGTAGGTCAGTTATTCAATAGGTCAGTTATTCAATTGAACAACCATAGCCAAATCTGAATAAATCAGATATGACTAAAGCAATTCAATCCATGTTGACAATGTAATAATCAACGTAGTCAACACACCATTTAAAAGATGGTTTGTTGTTCAGAGAAGTTACGTAATCAACACCATCAAACCTCAAGTAATCAGAATTGATCAGAGAATGAAGAACTTTAGCAGCTCTCATTCTTCCGTGTTCATTCAAGACAGCTTTTGTAGCAGTCTTGAAATACTCAGGAATAAGCCTCATTACATGTGTCCTTTCTGAATTAACTGAATGTCCATAGCCACAACTGTCACATTCAGTCATGACTAAAGCAATTCAATCAGTATGTTTCAAGACACAGTATGTTTCAAGACACAGGCAGAACAGAATCGTAATCATGGAACTTGGTTCGCTTGCAGATGAACTTTGCAAGGAACTCAGGAACTCGACACAAGTATCCTGAAGACTTCCTGTAATCAAAGACGTACATCAGTCTCATTGCCTCTGTCCTCTTTCTTTGACTCTCACTCTGTCTATCGTTTGTTAGGACCTCGGTGTTACAGAGTCTTTCAAGATTCTTCATAGAGACTCTGTTCTCTTGCTGTTCTGTTGTGATGTCTAAGCTCCTCTTGTGAATCTAGTTTGTCAAGCATTAGATTGCAAATGCTAATTGAACTGGGTTCATGTTCATTAGGCTGGATTGGTCTAGACCTATTGGTTGAACCAGTTAGAAGTAGGACGTCGGTTGTCTAAACCATTTAGGTCTAGACCATTAGTGTCCTAAATAGATAGACACAAAGGACTGTCCTAATTGAACGTCCATTTAGGATTAGTTATTTTCAAACTAGTGATGGGCGTTGGAAATTAACTAACAGCATGAGATGATCATGTTGTCGGGAAATTCCGGCCAATTAGTTTGGGGTATGGTACCTATCTGAAATAATTCAGGTACATTCGACAATCTAGACTTGACACATGTGATACTCTTAGCCTAGGAGGTCTCAATGACTGAACAAGACACAGAAAACAAAAACCCTGAAAATTCTGAGTCCAAACCAGCAAAACTTCCACTCAGGGTTTTAGACCTGAAGGTCCTGAGTTGGATTGAACAGTACTGGTATAAGAAAGACTCTTTCCCCCCTGTAGGCCTATTAAGAGATAATTGGCCCGATTTTGATCTTAAGGCTGCTCTTAAAAACGAAGTCTTTATGAGATCCCTATACAACAGGGGAATTTCACCGCCTCAACCTGAAGACACAGGCTTGGATGAGGCTCAGATGGCAGCTATCCTCGCTATATCTGACTTTAGGGACAAGCGATCGTTCCAGGCTAAACTGAATAATATGGGGGTTAGTATAACTCAGTGGAATGGTTGGATGCGTGAAACTAAGTTCAGGAGCTTCTTTCAGGAACTATGCGGTACTAACTTTCAGGATGCTCTTGACGTAGTCCAGCGTGGTATCCTGGGAGCAGTAGAGAAAGGCAACGTAGAAGCAAGTAAGTTCTATCTAGAGATTACAGGTAGATATACTCCCCAAACACAAGAACTAGGTAATGTCAAACTAGTCCTATCTAAGATTCTTGAGGTAATTAGAATCCATGTTAAAGATGACGACACTCTTAGGAAGATTGCAACAGACTTTGAAGTGGTTCTTCAAGGAGGAGAACCCACCGTCCCAAAGGAGATTACCATTTAGATGGGATTATGTTAGGTCTAACTGTTGTAATTATCCTGTAGACTGGTTCAAGAGAGGGAATGATATTGAACTTTTACAGCGAGATTATGCTGTACTTAAATGTTTGCAGTGTGGCAAGAGACTTGCTGTATTAGAAAATGAAACTCTTTGGAAAATTGAACAGGGGCTAAAGCTATGACTGAACCAATTATTGAAGGCGACCCTTGGGGTTTAGTTAAACAAGATGCTAAACCTACCACTGCTAGTCCTAGAGAGGTAAACCAGTTTCATAGCAGGTCCGATGTAGATTCTGCTAAAATTGCACAGCATCATACTCTTGGAACTAAGAACACCCAGGCTTCAGCAGGGGATCACGTACATGACGGTAAGTCTTCTAAGAAGATTGGAGCAGGATTAGGTATAGTTATTACAGGATCTAAAGGAGGCAACGCCGCTCTGGCTAGTTTACTGAGTGCTCTAGCACAAGTGATTGAATTTACGGACTCTACGACATGAGCCCGAGAGCAAAGAAATTTGGCCTAGATGATATAAACGATTTCCTTTCTGTAGGCTTAACAAAGATTATAGCCCGTCCCTCCATCCACGGCTATAAGCCTCACGATAAGCAGATTGCGTTCCATTCGGCCCGTGAGAAAGGCAGACTCTATATTGGAGGAAACAGATCTGGAAAGACAGTAGGTGGGATTGTAGAAGATGTATGGAGGATGAAAGGGACGCATCCTTATCAAGATACTCCTCCTGCACCTACTAGAGGTCGCATCTGTACAGTCTCTTATACCGAAGGCATAGAGATGATTATTATTCCAGAGCTGGCTAAATGGCTTCCCCCTAGTGATCTTATTAATGGATCGTGGGAAGACTCTTATAATAAGAACAAGAGAATGCTAACTCTGAATAATGGATCTACTTGTGAGCTAATGTCTTATGACCAGGCTGTAGTTAAGTTTGCTGGTACATCTCGACACTGGATTCATTTTGATGAGGAGCCACCTAAACCAATTTTCGACGAATGCCGAATGAGATTAGTTGATACAGGAGGTAAATGGTATATTACCATGACTCCTGTGGATGGTATGACATGGGTATACGATGACATCTATCTACCCGGTCAAGTACCTGGTGGTGGTTACAGGGTAATTGAGATTGATTCATCAGAGAATCCTTATATCTCCAACGCCGAACTAGAATTAGTTGTAGCTGGTCTCGACGGCAATGAAAAGAAAGCTCGTAAAGAAGGTAAGTTCGTACAGATTGGTGGATTAGTTTACAGTAAGTTTTCTATAGATAATGTTATCCCTTCCCTTTCTGTAGGCCAGCTAGAGAAGATTCGGACCTGGACACACTATGGTAGTCTAGATCATGGGCTGAATAACCCGACAGCGTGGTTGTGGCATGCAGCTGGTCCCAATGGATTTATTATCACGTATGATGAAATCTATAAAAATGAGACATTAATTCATCAATTCGCTAAGGAAATTCATGAAAGAAACGCGCTTGAAGGACGGCAACCTCCTGCAATCTATGTCGGTGATCCAGCTATTGCCCAAAGAAACGCCCAAACAGGAGACTCAGTCAGACTCGCTTATACGCAGGTTGGTATCCCGATTGTTCTGGGTAACAACAACGTCTCGATCAGAGTAGAGAAAATGAATCGCCATCTTGAAAATAGAAGATGGTTGATTACAGAAGACTGTCCTAATCTAATCAGAGAACTTCAGAGAGTTAGATGGAAGGTCTACGCTAACGCTAAAGAACGACACAATAATAATGCTAGAGAAGAGATTCATAAGAAGGACGACCACGCTCCTGATTCAGCAGGTTACTTCTTCTCTCTCATGCCAGACTTACATATTCCTATAACTGAGAAGCCTGAGCAACGCCCGGGGGTAGAGATAGTACAGGAGTTACTCGGGGCGGTACGCCCCTCTGTAGGCCCAAATTACTATGACAGAGCTTTGACGCAAAGTTTAAATAGACCACACACAGAGTGGACTTATATAGATGAGCACATGGGAGGCGAGTGGTGAAGATTTTAATTCTTGTTCTATTTCTTCTTAGTTTAATTTCACTAGGAATTGGTGTGCTGGAAGAGACTAAGAGAAGAATTAGTTTCGTTTCTCTTGGACTTTTCCTGGTTGTTCTTGCTTTTACTATTCAAGCAACTGAAGGGTTACAGTAATGGCATCTAGTGCATTAGATAAAGTACAGTTGATTAGAGGGACGCCGCCGTGTCAGCCGGGGAAATGCTTGATTTGTGGGAACTGTGGAGATAAAGACTCTGAATTTCTGGATACTAGCCTAGAGATTGATTTCTATGGTGTAGTCTATTTCTGCACTACCTGTGTATATGGAGATATTCTCAAGGCTCTAAGTTTGGTTACCCAGGAGAAATACGACGAGGCTCTAGCTCTCTATACAGACGCCTTGGCTCAGGTTGTAGCTCTACGGATGGAGAAAGAAGCACTAAAAGATGCTATTAAATCTATGGTTGGTAGTTTCAGTAATAATGATTCTACTAGTGATTCTAATTCTCAGCAATCTGATGTGGTGGCGCCTGTTGAAGCAACAGAGCCTGTCGCTAACACAAACACCAAACCAACTGGTAGAAAAACTTCAACAGCAAAATCAAGACCTGCTAAACAGGATGATGTCTCAGGATCTACCAGCTTACCAGACGATGACGCACTTAAAGAATCTATCGCAAGATTCAAACTCTAATACACCCTATTATTCTCAGCATGATATGGCTGTAATTAAAAGATTAAAAGAGAATGGTATGGTTGCCGGGCTAGGGGATGAGATATTCTATAACGATGAAGAGATGGCTGGATTCATGCAAGAGTTTGGCCTGGAGCCTCCCAAGGGATAAATATGACTACTGATGCTAGTACAGAGACTGAGGCTCTAGACCTGTCAGCTTCCAGGGCTGCTAGAGAGCAGTACGGTCAGATTGTGGCTTGGACTAAAGAACAGTTCACAGCTATTAAGAACGCTCGTATTCCTACAGAACGCCAGTGGTATCTTAATCTTGCTATGTATGCTGGTAAGCAGAACGTCGTACCACTGAATATGAATAATTCAGGTACAGTTGTTACGACTAGATTCTGGGTCCCACCGGCGCCTTACTGGAGAGTACGTCCGGTAATTAATCGTATCAGACCTACGATTAGAACTGAACTTGCACAGTTAACTAATGCTAAACCAAATGCCACAATTGTACCAGCGTCTGCTGAAGACCGTGATATGTATGCGGCTATGGCGGGGGAACAGATTTGGAATAACTTCTATACAGATAAGAAGTTGAAGAAGTCTTTTAGAACTACTATGTGGTGGACGCTTCTTTGCGGTACTGGATTTATGAAGGCTTACTGGGATCATACTGCTGGAGATGTTAAACCCATAGAAGTTCCTATAGGGCCGGAGGCCCTTCCTGTAGGTCAAATTGGAAGTATGCCCGAGGGCGATGTTAATTTTACACATGTAACGCCATTTCATATTTTTTGTCCGGATTTCTTAGAAGAAGAGATCGAGAATCAGCCTTTCTTAATTCATGCTACTACTAGATCTCCTGAGTATATTAAGATGCATTTTCAGAATGCAGTTGATGGTACCCTTGTAGATCCGACAGGTACCGGTGATGCTAAAGAGATTATGGAAGAGAGTTTCTTAAATCTAATCGGTACGCAAAGTTTAGATAAGCAGAACTCTGTAGTAGTTTTAGAGACTTGGATTAAGCCTGGTGCTATTCCAATGTTTCCTGAAGGTGCTTTCTTGACTATGGTCGGAGACCAGATTGTACAAGGTTTCCAAGGGTGGCCCTATAAACATGGTAAGTTTCCGTTTGCTAAATTTGATCATATCCCAGCAGGTAAGTTCTATTCAACTTCTGTTATTGAAGATCTGATTCCTCTACAGAAGGAGTTTAATAGAACTAGAGGACAGATTATTGAAGCAAAGAACCGTATGGCTAAGCTTCAGATGATGGCACCCCGGGGTGCGGTAGATGCTAGTAAATGGACTACTGAACCAGGTCAATTAGTAGAATATACGCCGGGGTTTGACCCCCCGCAACCGATCCCTGTCCAGTCTCTCCCAGCGTATGTTATTCAAGAGTTAGACAGGATCTTATTAGACTGGGAAGATATCTCTGGTCAGCATGAAGTAACTAAGGGTCAAACACCTCCAGGAGTTACAGCTGCAACAGCTATCTCTTACCTACAGGAAAGAGATGAATCTAAACTTAGTCCTACGTTCGACTCTATGGAGGAAGGAATTGAAAAGATAGCTCAGATGTCTTTGAGTTATGTTAATCAGTTCTGGACTACTGAACGTATGATTAGAGTTACTGGACCAGAAGGTTCATTTGACAGCTTAGCTTTGAAGGGTTCAGATCTAGATAATAATTTAGATATTAGAATTGAAGCAGGATCTGCTCTCCCTGTAAGCAAGGCTGCTAAGCAAGCCCTTATTATGGATCTTATGAAGATGGGCTTTATTGAGCCTAATAAGGGCCTTGAAGTAATGGATATGGGAGGAATTAACAAACTATACGAGCAGGTTCAGGTCGACCAGAGACAGGCTCAAAGAGAAAATCTCCGTATGAGTAAGGTAGATATGGGGATGTTAGAACAGTATAATCAGCAAAATGCTCAAATGATGGCAGAAGATCCTGCTGCTTTTGATGGTGCTATGCCACCTTTGATTGTTCCTGTTAATACTTGGGATAATCATCAGTTGCACGTACAGCACCATAATAACTATCGTAAGAGTCAAGCATTTGAAGTTTTGTCTCCAGAAGTTAAAGCACTCTTTGAAGCACATGTAACTGCTCATATTATGGCTCTTGGTATTGAATCCGAAACTATGGAGCCTCGTACAGCTGCCGGTCTTCCCCCTGATCCTATGATGGAGGAGTCAGGAGAAGAGTCTGAGCAGGGACAACCCGGTCCTGAGCCTATGCCGGAGGGTATGTAATGGCTACTCATCAAATCGGATCTAATATTGAATTAGGTTTTGTTGATAAGCGTAGGTCTTCCCTGACTGCTGATACTAATACTCATGTCAGTAGGGGAGTGGCTCTTTTTACCGCTAACGCTACAGGTACAACTACAACTATTGTAGGTGCTAACGCCGCTCCCGGTACTGATGATACTAACGTAATTAGACGTGGTGAGAAATTTAGGCTTTTTACATCAGCGGGAGTATTAAAGCAGGAGACAGTATTTACTGCGACAGCTATTGCTGTAGCTGGTTCTACTACTGTGACTTTCTCTCCGGCTGCTGCTACTGCCCCTGTCTCTGGTGATGTAGCTAGACAGGTTGGCGTATCTGATTTTGCTTCTCAGGCTACTATGGATACTAGACTATTGGCTTTAGGTTATTCTCAGGCTAATATTGATAAAATGACTGAAAATGATAAGATCTACGCTATTAGAACTGCGGATGATCCTGGAAGTATGTAATGGCAACATTTACACCTAATTACAACCTTCGTAAACCTGCTGATACTGATTTTGTTGATGAAGATACAGATTTAAATGATAACTGGGATATTGTAGATACTCAGTTAAAAACTAATGCGGATGCTATTCCGACTGTTCTGAGGAAAATCAAGACTGCTAACACAGACAAAACTGCTGATGTTGCCTTGGCAGCAGATCCACATCTATTTGTTCCTGTAGCTGCGAATAGTATCTATTTACTATTTGGGTGGTTTGTTTATTCTGGTGCAGCTGCCCCTGCTGGTGGTATTCAGTTTGACTGGACCGGACCAGCTGGCTTCTCCATGCGTTGGTCTAGTAATGGTGTTAATGGACATGGTGGCGTTGGTGCGCTAACAGATAATGATGTTGTAGTTATAACTGCTTCAGATATTAGAAATCACGGCACTAATCTCGGCACTAAAATGTCTATGCATCCTATGGGTGTAGTAAGAACTGTAGGTACAGCAGGAACTCTTGCACTGAGATGGGCACAGGCCACATCTAACGCGACAGCTACATCGCTTGAAATTGATTCTTTTATTCGAGTCGAGAAATACTCCTAGACTAGAAAAACAGGAGGGGAGATGCCTTTTAGGTCTCAAGAGGAACTTTCTAGTATGATGAAAAAAGATCCTACTCTTGCCAGAAAAAAGATTGCGGAGGCTAGAAAAAATAATCTCCCTGTAGTAAGTTCTAGTAATCCTGGTTATAGTGATCCTAGAAGTAGAGCAATTAAAAAGCGTCTTGGTAGTATGAGTGATCCTGATGCAGGTTCTAGTGAAGGTACAAAAGAACAGAAATCAGCATCGGGAACTACGTACAGACCTATTGGTCCTAGGTCCAGACGACTTTCGGATGCTGCTAAAGCTAGATTAGCTAAGGTGAATAAGCAGTCAGGTAAATTAGAGGGTAAGATTGTTACGCCCTCACGTAAGGATGAATTAGTTCAAGCCCGCAAGAAGGTTGGTTATTAATGGAAGAAAATCTTTTAGAAGGAAGACATCCTGGGACTGTTCATCTTTTTAGTCAGTTTAGAGCAGACCATCTACCAAAGCATCTACAGGAAGTCTCCCATCCTTGCGGTGCACTAGCTTTTGCTATGATTAAAGCTTTACCTGACGGACCAGAACTTACTGTAGGGTTAAGAAAGCTTTTAGAGGCTAAAGATTGTTTTGTTAGGCATGCTGTAAATGTAGAATCTAGCCAGGGCCTTCATGAAGGTACAGCGGAATAGGATATAAAATGAGAAAAATTAAACTTCCCCCAAAGACTGTTCTAGGCTTTAAGAAGAATGGTCAACCTATCTACAACATCGCTGGTGGTAGTGATCCCATTGACGGTGGTGGTTATGATGGGGGAGACGGTGGACAACAGGGAACGGGCGGAGACTCACCAGGAATTAATCCTTCCTGGAATGAGTATCTAGCTAATGTTCCCCAGGAGCACCATCAGTATGTAGTTCCGGCTTTTAAAGCTTGGGATGAAAGTGTAACTAAAAGGTTCGAAACGGTACACCAAGAGTATGAACCATGGAAGCCTTTAAAAGAGGCTGGTGTAGATGCTGATACTGCTTCCTTTGCTGTACGTTTGCTGAATCAGATTAATGACAATCCTCAGCAAGTCTGGGAAGCTATCGGACAATACTACAACTTAAATGGTTCACCTACAGGGCAGGGCCAAGAACCTCAAGAAGGACAGTTAGAACCAGATCCGTACGATAATAGATTCTCTGAACTAGAACGACAGAATCAAATTATGGCTGCTCATTTAGTTAAGCAGCAGGAAGCTCAGTTAAATGCTCAGGCAGAAGCTGAACTCGATTCTGAGTTGACTAGTATGAGACAAAAGTACAAGGCTCAAGGAGATTTTGACGAGAACTTTGTACTCACTCATATTGCATCTGGTATGGATACAGAAGCTGCTGTAAAGAGATTCTATGAGTTCAGAGATCAACAGCTTCAAAGATATGGTCAGAAGCCGTTAATTATGGGTCCTGGTGGTGGAGTTCCTTCGTTTAATAATACTGATGTTCGTAAAATGAGTGACGGAGAGACCAGAAATCTAGTTGCTCAGATGTTAAACCAAGCGAATCTTCAGAACAAACAGTGAGGTTTAGATGGCTACTACTACCCTGGCGACAGTTGATGCTGTTCTTAAGGAAATTTACGAGAAGAGACTTAGGGATCAGCTTCAGTCTGATACTATTGCTCTGAAGAGAATTGAATCTTCTTCTGAGGGTGTTACATCAGAAGTTGGCGGTAAGTACGTCACGTTCCCAATTAGAACGCGACGTAATCATGGTATTGGTGCGCGTGCAGAGAATACTGTCCTGCCGGTTGCACAGAGCCAGAAGTATGCTGCTGCAAGAATCAGTCTTGCCTATCTCTATGGTGCAGTAGAGATTACTGGTCAGACTATGGAACTTGCACAGAATAATACTCAGGCATTTACTTCTGTTCTTGATGCAGAGATGTCTGGTCTTAGACAGACCCTTGCCAAGGATATGAACCGACAGACGTATGGTACTAGTGCCGGTATTCTCGCTACTGCTACTGGTGCAGGCTCCACTACTACGTTTGTTACTACAGATGCAGATGCTCAGTATCTAGAAGTTGGTATGATTCTGGATATCTGGGACACGTCTGCTGGTGCTTTAATGACCGGTGGTCCGTTTGAGATTACTACGTTAGTTAGTGCTGGTGGCAACACTACTGTTACTTATACTGGTGCTTCTGGTGCTGCTACTGCCTCAGGCGATACTCTCCATAGAGTGGGTTCTAGAAACCTTGAGACTATTGGTCTCAGATCTATTGTGAGTGATACGGGTACTCTGTATAACATTGACCCTACAGTAGAGCCTGTTTGGAAGTCTGTTAATAACAGTAACAGTGGTACTCTTCGAGCCTTGTCCGAGGGCTTGATGATTAAGACTGCTGATGATGTTCGTAAGAATGGTGGTAAAACCACCGTCATTCTTACTACCATGGGTGTTCGTAGAGCTTATTTCCAGTTGCTTGTTCAGCAGCGTAGATACACGAATACTAAAGAGTTTGCTGGTGGTTTCTCTGGTCTTGCATTTACTACAGACTGGGGAGAGATTCCAGTTGTTTCTGACTGGGATTGTCAGGCTAACCGTCTCTACTTCCTTAATGAAGACGAACTTAAGGTTTATCGTGAGGGTGAGTGGGCCTTCATGAATAGAGATGGTTCTAACTGGCAACGCAAGATTACTTCTGCGGGTAACTTCGACGCCTATCAAGCAATGATGTATTCATACAGGCAGCTTGGTACCCACCGTCGTAACTCTCACGCCCTTCTTGGCGATATTACGGAGGCCTAATACCATGGGTAGTCCAGGTGGATATTCAGTTAATCCGGGAATGTATCGTGTTCCCGATCTTTTGACCGAGGAACAATTTATTAGATACATGAAGAGTACCTATGGTAGAGACATCGAATTTACAGATGGACTTAGTTTTAATCCATCTAGAGCATTAGGCCGTTCCCTTCCTGTAGGCCCAGTAGACGAAACTGATGACGAACAATTAGCTCCTTCTTCAATTAGAGATGTCCATCTTCGTAAGTTAAATGAGATGGATTTTGGGCAAGAACCAGTAGTCGAGGAAGATAAAGAAGACTCAGAAGAAAAAGAGGAGACACAGAAGGATGCTCCTTCCCTTCCTGTAGGTAAGAGCACCAGTTCTAGTAAGAAGTAGGTTCAAATGCCAGGGTTGAGAATTCATCATCCTACAGCCACCAATTGTACTCTATTAGTATCTCATCCTGGTGAAATTAAATCCTTTTTACGTAACAAGAACAAGGGTCGGCTACCTAAAGATTATCACATTAGATTAGACAATGATGGTAACTGTATTGTCTCTGAGACTGTCTGGTTGAGGTTGAAAGAGGCTGGTGCTAATTTTATTATTCTTAATGAGGTAGCCGACCCTCCCGCGCAATTAGTTGGTATGAACGATTCTTCTGTATATACGCCTGCTATGAAGCGTGAAATTAATGAAGCTTTAGTGGATATAGCTCCTCCTGGCGTAAAGTCTTATGTATCGGAGTATAATGGCTAATTCACTCTTTGCGGCATATAAAGGTGTTCAATTAGGAGATGCTGCAATCTCTGGATTCTCTGTAGTTAACTGGGAGTCAGACGATTGTCGAGTTATCTTAATTGATACAGCGGATGACGACCCGGTAGTTAATACAGATCAGGATTTAGCTGATATTGCAGGAGCAGCTAGGGTTGCTACCTCTGGTGCCTTAGGGTCTAAGACTGCTATTTTATCGGGTAATACTCTGACTATGAGTGCTAGCAATGTTACATTGACTGGTGTTACAGGCGATCAATCAGAAGAATTATTAATCTACAGACATACAGGTACTGAAGCTACATCTCTGTTGATAGTCAGTTTTGATACCTTTACCTCTGGTATGCCTATTACACCTAATGGTGGAGATATTTCTATTCAGTGGAATGCAAGTGGTATTTTTAGCTGGTGAAGATTATAGCGAGGAGAAGGAATGACTGGACCTGTTAGACCTCCGTCTGATGTTAGACTACAGTGTACAGATCATCCAGAAGAAGAATTTAATAATAACTGGACTGAACCTTGGAATCATCAATTAGATGAACATGCTGGGATTAGTCCAAATTGGCTTCTGCTTGGTACTGTACCTGAGTAGATAGGTATTTAGATGGCGGTTGCATTTGTAGCGTCTTCTCAAACAGGAACAAGCGATGCACTTGTAACCACATTGAATGTACCTGTTCCTGCTGGAGCAGCTTCCGGACATATTGCTGTAGTAGCTATAGAGCAGTGGGAGGTAGCTAATCCAGCTGTAACACCACCAGCAGGATTTACAGCTTTAACTACTGTTATTTCGGGAAGTCAAAAGCTTAAAGTATTTTGGAAGAGATTGACAGGAGCTGATTCAGGAAACTATTCCTTTGCTTGGTCAGGGTCACAGTGGTCTATGGGACACTGTATCTTATTCTCCGGGGGACTAAGTTCTGGAGATCCTGTTGAGGCTACTAATACGGCAACAACAGCTAGCGGGACATCTATTCCTTCAACGACAGTTTCTACAACAACAGAGCCATTTCTATCTCACTTTGTGGCTAACGAAAATGCCGCTACAGCAACACCCCCAACTAGTTATACAGAAACTAGAGATGGGGACTATATACACTCTAACTATAGAATTCCTGCCGCTTCAGGTTCACATACAGCGTCGGGAGGAACGACTAGCGCCTCTACCTTAATGCTTGTTCATTTGGTTGCATTTAAACCAGATGCAGGTGGTGGAGGTAGTCAAACTATAGTAGCAGATTTACTGGCTACAAGTACGTCTATATTTTCTCCTGTAGTTGTTCAAATAGTTCAACCTCCTGTACTAAGCACTCCAAGTATTGTATTTAGTCCTACTGTAAGTCCTGGTACTGCAACTGTTCAAGTACCTTTGCTTACGGCTCCGGCGAGTGTGTTTAATCCATTAGTAGATATGGGTAGTATTAGGCCTCCTTTACTAACTACTACATCTACAATTTTTGATCCGACAGTTGTTAGGTTACTTCAAGTTATTTCAGTATTGCTCTTGGCTGCTCCATCCACTATTATGAGTCCAACTATAGTCGGAGGGGAGGCAGGAGACGTGGCAGGTTCAATTTCAGATATTGCTAGAGTTAATATGTTAGTAGATCGTGGGTTAACAGAACCACAAAGATTGTCTAATATAGATCTAATGAGTCTAGTGTTAGCAGATGGTGCTCAAACTTTAGTAATTAAGACTGAAGCTACCGCTGCTGTCCACCTGTGGCGGTATCTCAGAACAGTGAGGGATTCATGAGTAATATATTTATTCCTAATACTAATGATGTTAACAGTTGGGTCTCTAGTAAATTTGAGCTGTTGGCAGAGATTGTTCAGGATTATGACAGATGGCTGGAATTAAGATGGATTCCTCCTGAGAACAGAACTAGAGATGATAAGAAGCCTTATGTGGTAGTAGATACTAGAACTAATTATCCTGTTATCTATGCTAGTGAGCTGGATGTACCAGAACAGATTCTAGCTCAGATTATTGGTGGTGACAATAAGAATGGTACTGTTCTCTCTAAGCTAGAAGCTTTCGAAGCTGCACAAAAACTGTTTCAGATGAGAGAATTCTTAGATAAAATGGAACAGGCAGCAGATGAGGCTAAGTTTATGATTGACTCACCACTAAATACGGTTAGATTTAACGGTAAGAAGTTTGATGACCAGCGACGCCCTGTAGGTCCGGCAATAGATAGGAAACATCTATGAATGTCGGAGAGATTCAAACATATGTAAAGAGACAGTTTGGTGATGAGTCAGGTGTTCAAGTAACCGATGCTGATATTATCAGATGGATTAACTCGGCTCAGAAACAAATTGTTCTACAGAATGAATCCCTATTAGATAAGTCAGCCACGACAGATACAGTAATTGGTCAGCAGTCATATGACCTCCCTGTAGATCTGTTAAAACTGAACGGTATCAAATATAGAAGTTCTACTACTTCAGCTTATTACAGGATTATGGGGTATTCTCTGGCTGATTTTAATGAAAAAGTAGACGGTTGGGATGGATCTACAGAACCAGGAGATCCGTTCTGTTATACTATTAGTGAAGATAAAATTAAAGTCTTTCCTATTCCGAATACGGCTATTACAGCCGGACTTAAGATTTACTATAACCGTAAGCCTGTAGCTGTTACTACAGCGGCTGACACTCCCGAATTACCTGAGCTATATCATGACACAATTGTAAAGTTCTGTCTTAAAGAAGCGTATGAAATTGATGAAGATTGGGATGCAGTAGGTAGTAAAGCTTCAGAGTTCGATAGGGAAGTAAATCTTCTTAGAGGAAAGGATGACTGGAAAGTACAAGAGACTTATCCCGTAATTACAGTACTACCTGAGGATTCTTGGTAATGGCTGGCGGACAACCACTAAGAATGGGGCCTTTTACGGGGGGTCTCAATACTGCTAGTGATCCTACTGCTATTGCGGATGTAGAACTAGCAGAACTTACTAATTTTGAGTCTGATATTGATGGTTCGCTGTTGTCCAGAGTTCCTGCTCAAGAGCAGCAAGGGCATCTAGATTGGGCAGAACGTATTGTTTGTATTGGTACAGGTATTTTCAATGATGTTCATTACCTGATCGGCTCAAATATTAGTGGTGTTTATTACTATTTGAGTGGTACATGGACTTTAATCACTAATACTTTCCAAGCTTCTGTGGCGATACAGTACGCCAATAAAGTATACTTAGTACCTAAGCCTGGATCAGGTAATGGTGGTAAGTGGGACCCTTCTGGTGGTTTTACTGCGGTAGCTGCTATCCCAAAGGGTCAGGCTGCGGTTGTCTATAAAGAACGCTTATTTGTTTGTCCTGGTATTGACTCTACTACTAATACTAGTAGACTAATTTTCTCCAATGCTAATAACTTTGATACTTGGACAGGTACAGATTTTATTGATATCGGGCAAGGGGATGGTACAAAGTTAATTGATCTCACTGTTTTTCAGGATAACTTGTTACTATTTAAGGACCAATCTACTTATCTCCTGAGCTATGATATCAGACCTGCTGATGCAACCCTAAGGCAGATCTCCAATACTATTGGTGTTACCAAACAACACTGTCTTGTAAATTATGAGAATCAGGTTTATGTATTTCATGGTGGGTGGGTCTATGAAATTATTAATCTTGATTTTAATAGATTAAATACTAAGGTTCCGTTTATCCGAGATGAAACAGTACCTTCTGCCTTCTCTTCTGAGAATATATTTATCTCTATTATTGAAGATAAGCTTTTCTGTAGATACTATCGTAAAGTATATGTGTACGGATTAAGAACGAGAACATGGTCAGAGTGGGAATCTAACTCTGAAAATATTCAATTCTTTGGTCCTGTTACTACTATCAGGCCGTCTACAGGTAATGAATACTATGCAGGATCGTGTATCACAGATAAACGAAGTGTCATCAAACTGATTAGAATTCATACATCTACAGATACAGAACATGCATATAATACTGTAGTTACATCTAGTGATGATTTTAATGAGACTGTAGTAGATGGATGGGGAAATACAGACCAAGGTATAGCATGGACTAATAGTGGGGGAGCAGCAGGAGATTACGATAAAACAGGGACAGAAGGAACACATACGCATACATCTAGAAACGTATTTCGTGGTTCTTTCTTGACTCTAGGTTTAACTGATGTAGATGAAAAAGTTTTTGTTAAAATTCCTGTTTTACCTACAGGGGCTAACTTCATATTTGACTTAGTAGCTAGACGTGATGGTGGTACAGATACTATGTATCTGGCTAGAATTACCTTTCAAGTAGCAGGAACTATCAGTATAGCTATTCTTAAGCGTATTGCAGGAGTACAGACTCTTTTGGGTTTTGTTGATACGGGTATTACGACCGCTATCAATACTTACTACGGTTTTAGGTTTAACATACAAGGGACACAACTTAAAACAAGAACTTGGTTAGCTTCTGGTTCTGAACCTATTACTTGGAACCAAGCCTATACAGATACAAGTATTACAGTCTCTGGGGATATTGGACTTCGATCTATCCTAGAAACTGCTACTACAAATGTTCTGCCTGTTGCTTTTACTATGGATAACTGGCAGGCTATTAGTCTTGCAAGTACTGAGTATGATATTGAGTGCTCTATAAAGACTAAGAATTTCGATATGGCAGTTTCTCACCAATTTAAGAGATTGTGGTGGTGGGGTGCTGATTTATCTACACCTAATGATATTGTTGGTATGGCTACACCTGTAATTCTATCTTTCGGTGTTACATGGAGTCAATTACATGCATTTACATGGGGACAGTTGCATAGTAATACATGGGGCCAGCCGCTCTCTGAGCCCTTGACTGTGACTACTACAATTACAGGACAAGGTGGTTTGTCTAGACGTTTTGCTAAATTTATGAAATCTCTTAGATACAGACAGATTAATTTTAAGATTATACTAGTAACGAATGGTTCAACATCAGATGGTCCAGCGAGAATATTTACAGTAACAGCTGTAACAGAAACTAAGGCTGTGGTTCCTAAGGCGGTGAATTAATGGCTGCATATTCACCTAGATCTTCTAGTGGGATTAATCCGTATGCAGTAGGAAATAAGATTTATGGGGGAGGTAGATCTTTCCCTAATATGGGCCCAGTAGACAAATTAGGGTATAGGGAAAGAGATGCTAAATCTAAGGCTAGAAGGAATGCAGTTCTTAGAAGACTAAAGGCAACTTCTAGTGCTAAGTATGCATCTCCAGATGCTATGAGGAAGGTGTAATATGGCTAATTTGCCTGGAGCCGCTGGTGGTGGAGGTAGTAGTACTAAAAGAAAAAGTGCTAGTGGTCAAACTTATTCAAATAGACAGCCTTACGTAGATCGTAATCCTCCTAGATCAGCAGCTGCAACTAGAAAATTAAGTAAATCTTCAGCTACAGCTGCACCAAGATACAAGAGTTCTTCTGTTAAAGCTACCTCGACAGGACAATATGGTGCGGTTCCGTCAGTTCCCCAGGAGGCTCCTGGTAATATTAATGATATTAATGCTTACTTGGGTGGTGATAGTGCGTATCAAGATGGGCTAAGGCAACTTGCTAAGGCACTAAGCGATTTTGGTGCGGATGTAGGTAGACGTAGAGGAGATTTAGAGAGTGAATTCGGTACTTCTAAGAGAGCACTAGGAGACCAGAGAACTCTAGACTTAAAGGGTCTGGAAGAAGATTTTGCCGCTAGAGGTATAGGTAGATCAGGACTGTATGCTGGTGCTGTTGGAGACTACGAAAAAGAATACGGGGAAAGAGTTTCTGACTTAGATAGAAGACAGCAACAGGCTTTGCAGCAACTACTGCAAGAAGAATCTCAATATGGTCAACAGAATGAATTAGAGAAGCAAGCACTGAGAGAAGCTGCTATTAAACGTAGAGCTGAGACATACGGAGTCTAACATGCCATTCTGGGATTTTGATGAGGACCCTTTCGAATGGTTAAAAGGTAGGGTTACAAAGAGAAGAATTCCAGGAGAACCTACAGTACCTGGTAGAGAACCAAAGAGTAAAAACAAGAATCCGTGGGATATTTTATCTAGAACTACGGATACTTCTTTTAACTCTTCTGGTACTCATATGAAAGGTAAACTAGGAAATCCTAGTGGTCTTAGTTTTCTTAATCGTGCGAGAAAACGTGCCCTACAGGAAGGGATTGCTAGAGATCTAGAAATTCTTAATGCTCCCCCTTCTATTGAAGATATTCTAGGAGAACTTAGTTCTTTACAAGATCCCAGTAGATATATGCAGGACCAAGGATCTCTTGCTCAACAAGCCATGGAGATGGCTTCTGCTCAATATGACCCTCTTATTGCTCAATTAGAGGGTCAGATGAGTTCTGCTACAGGTAGAGCTAATAGAGGAAAAGAAGAAGTGGGCAAGATGTTTAATGCTCTTTCTTCTAACCTACAGGGGGAAGTCCCTGGTATCCAACAGATGTATGCTGAAGATAAATCTGAGTCTCAAGCACTTTTCGATCAACTACAACAGCAGACTCAACAGCAGTACAATCAAACTCAGGCTGACCAACAGAATATGATGAATCAGCTTAATATCCAAGCTGCTGCTCCAGAGGCTTTAGCAGGGCAGCAGAGAGATAGAGATTACTTTACACAGTTAGCTGCTAGAGATGCAGCGGTTGAACAGACTGCTTTAGGTAAAGAAGAAAGAGGAGCAGTTAATTATACCCAGCAAGGTTCTCAGATTGCCAGGGCAGAAGGTACTCAGAGGCAGGCTGATATTGCTGCTCAGTTGCGTGATTTATTGTCTCAATACGAAGGTCAGATTGGTGCACAGAGAGCAGCTAAGAATAGTACTTATCTAGCTAATTTGAGTCAGCTTCGTGGAGATATGCAGGAGTCTGCACAAACTCAGTCTCAGAGAGATTTTGAGAACTATATCTCTATGGTTAATCTAGGTAGAGGATTAAAGAAGGACGCTGGTGGAGATAAGTTAAGTGCTGTTAAATCCCCAGCTGATGTAGCTAGTAGAGCTTTAGGTATGGGGTTAAATCAGCCTAGTGCTCAAGCTGTTCAAGATGCTTTTATGTCTGCTATTAGTTCAGACCCACAGATTTTGTCGGGTCTCGGGGTTTTTGGACAGTCTGTCCCTAAAGAAGCATTAGCACAGAGGGTTGTGGAGGCTGGTAGAAATGCTGGTCTCAACTCGCAACAATTGAATGCTCTCCAGACTGTTGCATTAGAATACTTTGGGAGGAGATAATGCCACAACCCACCGATCCTACAGAAGTTCTACTTAAGTATTTCAGAGGACCTTTGCAGCGTCCAGGAGCTAGTTCTGTTGATGTTGCAAAGTTTATCCTTCTGAATGCCGATACTAGTAGGGCTAAGGCTGGTGGGTTAGATAACGGTGGCAATGAACCGTCTTTGATGGGTCGTATCTTTGATATTCTTTCTAGACCTAATTATGCTGTAGCAGAAGCAGTAAGAAACCCGTTAGATAAGACTGCCTTCTTAGAAGGATTATCAGGTAAAAAGAAGACTACCTTCTCTGATGTACTGCAAGATTATGGTGTTGAAGATCCTAGAATTAGAGCTTCTGTAGGATTAGCTCTAGACATAGGACTAGATCCTACTACCTACATACCTGGTGGGATAATTGCCAAGGGAGCTACCAAAGCTGGAAAAGCTATTGGTATAGGTGGGAGAGTTAAGACTCTTGGTGGCAATACTAATCTTGCTCAAAAACTTCTTAATAAAGGCGAACCTGCTTTTCCAGAAAGTTTTGGTTTACCTAAAGCTGAAGCCACTATTCCTGATGTTCTCCGACGCCCTCAGGAAGGTGTTGATTTTAGTTTTGGTAGAAATGCTTTACCTCCGCCGTCTCCTCCTGTAGGCCAGATAAACCTTAATAAACTTCCCGGTCAATTAGAGATGCCTTTAGAGGGCGTACCTAAAAATCTTCCACGGATTAAGATTGCTGACTATGACTTGAACCCCCCTGTAGGTCAGATGGGGGATGTGCCTGTTAAAGGTCAAGGTGTATTTAGGTTTCCAGATTTTAATGTAAACAAAATTAGAGAAGCTTCTAAGGATTCAGCAGAAGATATCGTACAAAAAGTTGCTGATGGAGAGTCTGAAGCTGCTCTAAGGGTTATGCCTAGACCTGATGATGTAAAGGTAGGGACTAGGGAACAAAAAGCTGCGGAAGAAGTTCTTAAGAATTGGGATAATTCCAGGGCTACTGCACAGATTAATAAGCAGTATCCTGATACTCTAAATGCTAAGCAGCAGGTTAAGTTATTCTATCAGTCTTTAGATAAAGCCAAGAGAAGATTTAAGAACCCTAACTCGTCTAAGATTAAGAATGCTGTCTTATCTGACGCATACAATATCTATAGGACGGTAGAGAGGGGCCTGGAAGCCAAGGGCCTCGTTCCTCGCCTAGGTACGGGTGAGAATGTACGTCTCTCAGAGGTCATCCAACAGGCAGGTGGAGCTAAGAACGCTCAACAAGTTCTAAATGAATTTGCTACAGAGATTCAAGAAGGTAGCTCTACCTGGCAAGCTGTGCAGGCTCTTAGAGCTAGTGGAGCTATTAAAGAATCTAGTACCGTCAAGAATATTGTTGAGAAAATTGCAGAATCTCATGCAACTACTAAATCTAGCGGTGTTGTATCAGATGGTTTTATGGAGCAGTTTAATCGAATCCTCAAGAAAATGGGGAAAGCTTCTGCTCAGGCTCAAGGTGTAAGTCCTGCTGGAATTAATGCTACAGGTCAAATTATTAATCAAGTTATGCGTCTAGGGCAGACTCCTGCTCAACTAGCTATTAACCAGAATAGACATGCGATTAACCAGATTGTCGCACGTGGTGTAGCTAATCCAGCAGTAAATCATGCTGTTACTAATGCCCTGCAACAGAATTTAGGTAAACTTCCAGCATGGGCTGTTACAGATAATAAAGCTGTTGATTTTCTTATGGGCCGTGTAGCTACGTGGTGGGGGCAGAGTGACTTAAGACCAATGTCTCTTAACTCTATTGGCGCTAGTATGGCTACTGCTAGTGCTCGTGGACATGCACTAGATAATTTATTTAAGCCTTTCAATCAGTCGCAAAGATTTGAAGCTTTAAGACTTGCTCAGGGTATGGGTACTGCCAGTACTCCAGAAACCCAACAGTTAGCTCTACAGGTTACCAAGATGATGGATAATCTTGTCGGTCAAGTAACCGGACAAAGCGTGGTACTCCGCTCTGGTGTACATATGGATATGCTTAATAAATGGATTGACAAATATAATGTAGGATTTAAGTTTACGAATGGCAAGGTTACTAACTCTTTAGGGCAGCAAATAGATTACTCTAATGGTGTGGACTGGCTACAGTCTTGGAAATCAGCAGACATTAAAGATGACCCTAAGATTTTCTTATTCAAGCTGCAACAAGCTATGGAACAAGCTACTAGAGAGAAGGCTCTATTTGATGAGATAGGGGAGAGGTTCGGACAAAGAGTAGCTGGTGGTGTATACAAACATACTATTACTGGATACCCGTACATTCAAGGTTACTATTTTACAGAAGATATTGCTAAGCAAATTCCACGAGTTATTAAGGACTGGTCCACGCCTACAGGGCAGTTTAATAGTCCTGTACTGAAGCTATATGACCGTGTTCTTTCTATGTGGAAAACTGGTGTGACTATCTATAGACCAGCACACCATATTAGAAATATGATTGGTGATGTCTATCTGGGTTGGATGGACGGTGTTAACTCTGTTAAGCCCTACAGGCTGGCAGCTAGAGTTCAGAAATCTATGCGTGGTGCTTATGATACTCTAGAAGACGTTGACGATTTAGTACGCTTGGGGGTTATGCAGAAAGGCTATGGTACCCCTAATTCTAATGAAGTTCTGTTTAGAAATAGGAGTGGTGTAGAGTTTACTGCGGAACAAATTGGAGCAGTAGCACACCAAAAAGGTTTGCTTGAACACGCTAGAACTCTAGAAGATATTATTGATTTAGGTGAACAGTCTAAGTTTAAGCCTTTTGGCGGTAAAGTACAACACGCTGCTAGAAGTGCATCTGAATTACAGAATCACAATGCTAGATTAGCTCATTTTATTGATAAAATTATGAAGAGTAAGGGCAGTAATCTAGAAGAAATTTTTGAGGCTGCATCTCGTAGGGCTAGAAAGTGGCATCCTTCAGGTCTTGACTTAACTCAATTTGAGAGAAATGTTCTCAGAAGAATTATTCCTTTCTATTCCTGGATGAGAAAGAGTTTGCCACTACTCTTAGAGGGTATGGTGATGAATCCAGGAAAAACAGTTATTCCTGCTAAAATTTATGACGCTATTCAAGAAGCTCAAGGAATTGAGACTCCGGGTAGAGCTGATCCATTTCCTGTGGATCAGATGTTTCCCGAATGGATTAGAGCTCAAGGTGTAGGACCAATTGCTCAGGGACCTACAGGATTATTAGGTGGAATCAGCGACCAGGTACCTCCGGGTTATGTAATGGGCGGTGTTGGTCTTAATCCTTTAACTGAACTAGTTACACAGATTGAATCTCCAGGAAGAACACTTACTAGCTCGTTGACACCAGCAGCTAAAGTTCCTATGGAACTAATGACTGGACAAAAACTCTTTACAGGCGAACCTATTTCTGGACCAGATGCTAGACCCGGTGCAATGGAACAATATGTCGGGGAACAGATTCCTATCTATAGTGCGTTCCAAGGTATTGCAGGGGTTACGCCTTTTGGTACAGAAACAAAAAGAGCTAATAGAAGTAATGAAGCTGGTACAGAGGCGTTCTTTAACTGGTTAACTGGTTTAGGTGTTAAAGGTACAGGCCCTTACATCAGGCAGGGTCAGTATGAGAGAATGGCTCCGCTGAAGGCAGAACGTAAGAGTAAAAAGGATGCTTTTATTAAGTACCTTAATGAGCAGCTAGGGAGTTAACATGGCTGTTTTAAGACCAATGATTCTACCTACTGTGGGAATTCCTCAGGCAGTCGTAGCATCCCGACGCCCTCGGAATATGAATCAGAAGGATTTCTACACTCAGAATTTAAGGCAACAGGATCAATCTCTTCCTGTAGGCCTGTATCAACAGCAGCAAAATTCAGTTTCGCAAAATCAAAATAGAAATCCAGAGCAGTTTGAAGCAGAACCTTTAACTGGAGATTATATCCAAGCTCAGTTAGATAGAATTAATCAGAGGGCTGCTCCTCCAGCACTAGAGCCGGGAGCAAGAGTTAGATCTGCCACAGCTGAATTAGTACAACCGTCTAACTTTCAGGTGTACTACCAACAGTTAGATGCTATTAGAAATAAATCGCAGCAA